TCCCATTCACCATACGAACAGCAATCTAACATTTGTTCTTTCTGCGGCTCTACTTCACATAGATCCTCGTTAAGAACGCCGCGAACCTGCTTTTGCTGTCCGTCAACACACTCACCTTCGTTTTCCCACGGTTGTTCATAGCAACAATCTATGTTTTCGTATTCGGGAACAAATTCTCCAGTCTCTTCATCAACCGTAAAGCCTGTATAGACAGATCTTAAACCCCCGGGTTTACACATCTCCTCGAGTTCTTTCCACTTAGAGAGTTGTTCCTGGGTAGGTTCGGGGACCTCTTCCTGTGCTTCGACGTCGGGATCTTCTGGGCTTGGCGCTACGAGGTTCGAAGCAACCGGTGGAACATTTGGATCTTCAAATACACCGGGTTCTTTATCTTCAACTTCATCTCCTGATAATTTCCTTTTTGCTTCTTCAACAAAGATGTCGAGTGTACCGTATTTCTGTTTGATATATACACTTGCTAGGTATAACAAACCACCGACGATGAGGAAAAATACCAGCATCGGTGTCTTGTAATGTGGTTAGAAAAAAAATGTTACTCATTACTATATGAGAGATCCCATTACGATTGCCACCGAGTGTTTCGTGATAGGGTTCATGAACGTAGCCTTATTCTATGTACTCAGAGATAGAATTACACAACTATCGAATCTTGCCATAATATTCATATGCGGCGTCCTTATACATCTATTATTTGAAGTATTTGGAGGTAACGAATGGTGGTGTCGATCGACTTATAAATTATAAGTGTCTATGAGTTCGTTTATTCGAACATTAATATGTAATAACTCTAACGTATGCCTATGCTTTTCATCTACGAGTTGCTGCATTTTTTTCATTTTTTCTAAATTAGAAAACGCTTTATACGCCTGATAAAATAATCGCTCTTCCTTTACCCCCTGTACGAGATGTGAATATCCATTTTCACGTAATTCAGTCTCGTATTTGGTCACTAACTCGTCATATGTAATATCAGGGGTTTCGATAAATGATAACTTGGAACACAGCTCTCGTATAGCATCTCTCTTTACCTTTTTCGTTATGTTATTAATGCGAGTAAATTCGGTACTATCTAATCGTAAGTCTATTCGGTATATTTTGTACAATACATCTTGATGATCTTGTTCTAATTCGTATAATTCTACTAGATGTGAATGACGCTCCGCTTCCGTGATTAAAGGTGTAGTTTCACCGCGATGTAAATTTTTCAATAAATTACACATCTCTAAATAGCTTCCTTCGGATATGTTTTTTGAATTTTCATCGACGAGTTCCATTAGGCGTTTTACGTCCTCCATCTTTTTTAGTTTTGGATTTTTCTTTTAAATTGGATTTTAATAATCCCGATTGAATTTTTTTAAAAAAAATATTTGAATTTTTAGAATTATATCGCGTTAAATTTTTGTACGTACGAATATTCCCCACCGAAACTGCGTTACGAACACGTGTCGCAGAAGCCGCGTTCGTAGGTCTTTGAATTGAGTTTTTCCTAAACGGTAAAAAACTAAAACTGTTTTTGCGATTCTCACCCACAACCATGAGCGAATTATTATTAAAGTCTTCCGTGATCTTAGCGATACTTTTGTTTGGTGCGGATTTTAATATCTTAACGTTTGGAAACCACCCTTTGAGAATTTTTATTTTATTATTCTGATCAAGGGGATTTTTCTTCGGAGGTTTCGTAGAATGAGATACAACTATGACGGGCGTTTTCTTATTTCGCCGCGCTTTTGTGACGATTTCCTCTATCATCTTTTTATGACCCCTGTGTGGCGGGTTAAAACGACCATATGTAAAAATCACAGATTCTTTCTCGGTCATCTATTATTATTTTATAAATATTATTTATGACAGAGCCAGAGTGTACGTGGTGCGACAAACAGGAGAAGTTGCTAATACGTTGGGCTGAAAAAGCGGCTGGGTATCGTTGGTTGCATAATCACGCTCGAATTTTTTATAAACGTCAGAATGACTGGCTGGCTTATCCGTCTATCGTCATAGCCTCAATAACAGGGGTGGGCGGTTTTGCCGTGCTAAACCCTAGTGGTAACGACGGGGTAAGTAGTGAGACTAAAACGCGTATAATGATTGTCCAATATTTCTTTGCCTTCCTAAATGTCGTGGCCGGTATCCTTTCTTCAATAAGTAAGTTCAGTCAAAGTTTAAGTTTGTCGGAAGGTCACAGTGCCATGTGTGTGCAATGGAGCAAGTTTTATAGAAGTATTGACATGGAACTCTCGTTAGACACTAAACATAGGGCAAATGTGGTAGATTTTATTATGAAATGCCGTGAAGATTATGATCGGTTATTGGACGAAGCTCCAGATATACCCTCAATTTCCATACAGGCATTTATGATTGAATTCCCAGACAAAGAGAATAAGCCAGATGTATGCAATGGATTATCAATTTTAGTGAGTGATGAAACGAATTCCGTGATAGCATCTAAAAGAGCTGTATCACGCTGGTTAAATGCTTTTTCGACTGTGAAAGACAAACGAAAAAGTATGAGTAGTGAAAAAGGAAAAATAGAACTCGATCGATTAGAGTCTGTTTAATATCCCCTAATTAATACGTCGGTTTTTACATTTGGATATTGGCGTGAAAAATAATTCTTTTTACCCCAATCGCTATGACCTATGGTACTACCTTTACCGCGATCTATTCGCATGTATTTACGCATATCCTTATAATATACACGCGCACCTTCAGCTATTATATCTTCGTGTTTCATATCCACGTGGTTGTCAATAGGGAAGAAATATTTATAATATTGTTTCATATTTTCGACATGAATCAAGTAACATTTAGTACTCGAGATCCACTTTACACGTTCCAATCCATTCTCACGCCTATCGGGGTATCTTGATAAACAATGGAAGAAACACATTTCAAAATCGTCACCCATAACATCTATGACACTTTGAATTTGGTCATATAGCTGGTGATCTTTCACTATCACGTTATCTTCAAATATGACCGCATACTTTAAATTTTGTTCAAAACATCTTCGGTAGAATTCCATATGCCCCATGTAACACCCTATTGCCCCTAAATTAAAATACGTGATATCGGGTCTACCCCCACGACGATCATACTTTAACCGAATAGCTTCCTTGTAATATTCGGGTTTGACAATATGTTTAAATTTTTCCGCATTCGAAATACGCTTCGTATCTATACCGTAAATAGTCTCGATTTCAACCGTTGGATCGTGGTATTTAAAAAACACTCTTTGCCTATCTTCAGATTTAGGTAAAGTAAGAAGAAAACATTTATATGACAATTCCTTCTTCTTTTTTAGTCTAAACAGTAATACAAAAAATATACTTATTAAAATTAATATAAGTATTACTGCCATCTATAATAGTCTGAGAATTTTTTTAGATTAGTGGTGCTGGTATAGCCTTGGCAATATTACCCGCGGCAGCCGTCATGGTCCCTTCCATATCAAAAAGAGAAAGAATTTCTGCCATGATAATAAATTGATGAAGCATCACTGCCATCTTAGCCCTAACAGTTCTTGGGCTGTAATCGCCATAACCGACCGTTGACATGGTTGTCCACGAGAAATACATGGGATCTATCCACGATTTAAACCCAAAATCGTCTGGGTTATTAGTGTTAAGTATTAAATAAAGAATACTGAAAGCGACAGATGTGAAAAGTAAAAGAAGAGATTTTTTTACGAAACTCATATCTATAGTAAATAAAGAAATAAAATAAATATATCTAAATTATAATGTGCCTTCCACTGAAACTTTTCAGAAGCTGGGTACCAAATGTATTCAAGCGCAATTATGATCAAATATTTGAGTGTTCGTGTGATATATGCGGCACCGTTTTTCCAACTATGAACGAGTTGATAACACACATGGGATACCATACGACTGAACAGATTAACGAAAGATTGGAACAGGGATATGGAACTGTGAGATGTAATAAATGTTTTAGATCTTTCACGTCTGTCGCCGTCATGACAGAACACTCATGCGTTAAAATGCAAAAACCTACTTCTTCTGTAATTTGCGGACTTTCTCCGATAAATAGCTCCAATAGTCTTGAATCGGTTTTGATACATGATGATCCCGAAGATATTTGCAATCCAGTACACAATTACAATAATTGTACGGAGACAACATCTCCTTCTTAGACACGTAACAATAAAATGGTAAAAACATGTCTTTCTGGATGTACCGCGTTATCCTGTCGACGTGAATGTTCATATAATATATTATCTCCGGATATTATATGAACGACAGGGAAATTGATAATTTATATAACACCAACACGTTCAACGAGCTGACGGTTGCTTCGGCAAAATTATTGATAAAGCACAAAAATAACAGATCCATGACCGCGAAAATTATGAACAGATACAGGGATCATAAAAATCTTTTAAGTAGAGGTATGCACAGAGTTAAAGTATATTCTATGGTACCGGGTAAGAATAAACTCGGTGAAATGGGTTTCATCGTGATCAGAAATTCGAAAAGTGTAGCGAATCACATTCGAACGGAACGAAGAACGAGCTCAAAATCCCTAAACTTACGTATATCCGGTGCGACGATCGTTTCACCAAAAAGAACGTTTACGTTCTTAGGTCGTAAAGTTAAGGATTTCATAGTCATCCCACCCCAACTGGATTTAGATTTGACAAAAGGATACGCTAAATTTATAATAAAACAATTAGATGATATTAAAATTAAATTTACCGCCCTAACAGCGGACTACGGTGGAGTAATTTTTATTTAATTATGTTTCTCGGTGATAATATAATGAGGGTATTCGTCGCGTAACTTCTTCTTATGTTCAAGAAATACGAGACGTTTCTCCATATGGGACATTGAATCCGTCACGATGTTAATGATCTTCTCATCGTGACTGACGTCAATTTGCATAGAATATCCCCAACGTACGACGGGTAAAACCTCGGCGCACTTAGTGGTGGGTTTGGGAAAAAGAACATTTTCATTAAGAGCTACCGCGGACATGTGTCGACGAAAAATATTTAATCGGTTAGCGATCCTTGATGCGCTCATATAATTTTTTTATTAAAACTATCGACTTAGGTTTTATTTCTCTTCTACAGTCCAATCTCCATTGAGCAACGCCTCTCTTTGTTCCCATTCGGTTACGGGTACGGTACGTGTAGGTGGTGTTACGAGCGCGTTTTCGTCTACGACTCGACATTTATAGTTTCCCACATTACACATGTAATCCAATTCGAACCTGGACGCAAACTGTATATACGGAGTATGCGTCAGTTCCGCTTCCAATAACGTTTTGAATCGAAACGCGTCGTCGAATGTCATGAAAGCTACGATGTGATTTACCGGAAGATCATCATCGGTTCGCTGTGTTACTGAATAGATACCTTCATTCGATCCCTTTTTATGAAAAGCCAGTATATGAAAAAGGTCTTTACCCTTTACTTTCTCGAGCGATTTACTGTTTTCAAAATTGATAGTATATTGATTTCTACATACTTTTTGTATTTTTTGTGGTGCAAAGCGAACAGTGGACGTGGAATTCGGAAGACCTTTGATAGAGAACATGTTTACTTAATTTACAAAATAACAAATCGCGACTTAGGTGTAAAGAAATTTTCTGAAATATAGTAGTGCGATGTTTCGTTCTCTCCTTGGCTCAAATGTTCACGATCCAGGTCCACAAGGTGACTCTGGTGAAGGCGTTGCTGGTATGACTATGATATGTATCACATATCTGACTACTGCAGGGATTTTGGTTTATGAAAAGTTCTTTAAACCCAAAAAAATCCATGAACTTAACGAAGGTGACTTCATTGATGAAGAGAAAAATGAAGATATTACCGAAGAAGTTATGGATAAAAATACACAAGATCAATGGCTCGTACCAAACAACGATTACTCCACCCTGGTAAAAGGATGCCTTTGTCTAGGTGTTTTGTATTCTGTGTGGGCCTTTTTACTCATCTTGTCTGTCATGGGTACAGGTTTTAAACTTCTAGGTGGAAAAGACTCTGCGAAGATGTTTGATGTTGCGGATAACCCTATTTCAGGTCTAATGATAGGTATTCTCGCGACTGTGCTAGTACAGTCTTCCTCTACCACAACTTCTATCATAGTGTCTCTTGTTGGCGCAAACGAACTTTCGGTTCGTAACGCGGTTTTTATGATTATGGGTGCTAACATAGGAACATCCGTAACAAACACTATCATCTCGATGGGACACATGTATAACAAAAATGAACTCAGACGTGGCTTTTCAGCTGCAACCATACACGACATTTTCAACCTTCTCTCCGTACTCGTTTTTCTCCCGATTAACTGGGCTTACCCCGTATTTGAGAAACTTACATACGAAATGGTCAAAGACAAAAACGCCTGTGAAGGTGATTGTGAAAAGCAAGAGTTTTTAAAACCATATGTTTCTCCATATTCCAAGGGTATAGCCTCATACGATAAGAAAGTGGCTAAATACGTCTCACAAGGAAATTGTGATGACGGAAGATGTGACAAAGCCCTTCTCAAGGATGGTCTGTTATATGACTGGGGTATGTCCGATGAAAACGCGGGTATTCTACTCACCGTTTCTTCCCTACTCGCTTTATGTTGCTGTATTTTTAACATAGTCTACGCTCTTCAGATTATAGTCAAGGGTCCGGCGGCACGAATCTTGAAACGTGTCGTTGGCTTCAATGGATATGTCAATATCCTCATAGGTATGATTATTACTATTTTAGTACAATCTTCCTCTATCACGACATCTACACTCACACCCTTGGCAGCAGTTGGTCTTATCTCATTAGAAGATATGATGCCACTTACACTCGGTGCAAACATAGGAACTACTTTAACCGGTGTGATGGCAGCCACTGTTGTTACTTCTAACCCTGTACAGGCATGGCAAGTCGCCCTTTGTCACCTCCTATTTAACGTATGTGGGATATTGGTTTGGTACCCAATACCCAAAATGAGACAGATTCCACTCGGTATTTCAAAAAAAATGGGTCAAATTACAAATAACTCTAAATATGGTAAAATTTTCCCACTCATTTATACGAGTACAGTATTTTTAATAATTCCAGGTATTTCTTACGGTATATCGGTTACCGCGAATTCTTAATTATCGTCCATAGCATCAAGAAGTTCAATGAGCTGCTTCGTATCAGAAAGTGCAGACTCTAACGATCTCTGATTCCAACGAGCGAGTGTCGCAATTTTCATGTGTACAACCCTATATTTTGAAATTTCATCCTGAAGCTTTTTAATTTGCAACTCATTATTTGGTCGATTGATAACATACGAGTGTCGTCTTTGCGTTTCTCTATTCGCACGCCTCGCGGCGGCGTGAAGTTGTTCCTTACGATTCGAATTAAAAACTCGGACGGGTGCTCGGCAAACGGTCAACATTTACTTTACGTTTGACTCGTATCTTTAATATTGATTACGCATGACAAATTCTTGAATTTTACCAACTCCCCACACGAGGCTCATTATGGAAACGCCATTTTTAAAAGTATCGTGTAGAGAGTTCATTTTTATAAAAATCTAAAATACGCACCCAACTTAGGCTTCTTCTACGTCTGTATATTTATATCGTGGAAAAACGTTATAAACATCTGTCCAACTCGTAACACTATCGGACACTTTGTTACACCAGGGATACACTTCGCCATCATATCCCGCAAAATGTATAGCATCAATTCCCCAATTTTTACATACCGCGCAGTTGAGATCACTGTCGTCTATAAGCATACCTATATTTAGACTATTACAAATATCGACTTTCTGTACCTCAAATTTTGTGTAGCTATTCGTTAATATAACGTCATCAAAAATTCCTGGAAAATGAAAATTTATCCATTCTTCCGTTTTTTCTCGAACACAATTTTGTCTACCGGTCAAGACGTACATCTTATCAACCCTGGGTCGTAACATTCGTAGTATGGGTTGTGATCCGTAAATAGGTTCCAACATAGTGAACTCTTCGGAATCGTAGAAATCTCTCACCATTCTAACAGATTCCTTTTCCGATACGTTAAACATATGACGATACACGTAGCTATATTTATTGGTCTTCGGCATCTCAACATTATTGAATTTTGCCAACGGTTTCACAAAATGGACGAGAACTTCATCAATATCAACGGCTACACGATTCATAATATTATATTACTCGTAATCTCTAATTACAATTCCAACGGGAAATCTTGGGATTCCCAAATTCGTTAAATTCTGAAATTTTACCGTTAATAATTTTCCCAAAAAATTATTTTTATTTTCGAAATATTTTCTTCTCGTTTCCAATGTACCCTCGGGTTTCACTGAAAATAAATTTTCACCAGACTTACAAACCCAAATCGCAGTACCCTTCTCGCGACCCGTGCCCTCCTTGACGTCGACAATCTCATATTCCTCGGTCTGAAAATCCTTGTATTTGAGGAGATAGTTGCTTCGTTTACCCACTTCATAGACACTGAAGCGGTCGCGAATCATGGTACCCTCAAATCCTTGCTGCATGAACATCTTGTGATAGCCTTCCATATCCTTATGTTTTTTGACACTGAAGGTCTCAATATATTCGTAATGAGGATTATAGATAGAATCTTTGACATACTCCCAACGTTGCTCAAATGTCATCTGATCTCTCGCAAGTGCTTCAGCTCTGAGATCAAAGAAGTCAAAGACATAAAATTTGAGTTTCAAAGGATCTGTTTTGAAGGTGCTCGTGAGCTCCTCGAATGAGAGATTGGGATCATAGGCTTCGCCGTCAACATACTGACCCGACTTAAGACCCTTCCCGAGAACCTCGGTTCCTGGAATAATCTTGCCAGTTCGCGAGATACCACCGTCTTTCGAGACCAGTAGACGAACACCATCAAGTTTGGGTTGAACATAGAAAGGTTCGGAGATGTACTTCTTCCGATCCTCCCACTTGTTCGCAAGCATGGGCAACACCTGGTTACACTTGGTGTGCTCATTATTCCACAAGGTTTGAGCCCTCTTAATTGCCTTATCATAACCGGTCTTAACGTTGGTTCGTGATTCAGTAAACTTGTCACTTCCCACGATACCGCTCGTTTTTACGATATCAGCCGTTCCATTACCCAAATCTTCAACTCGAATGTCGGTGAAACGCTCGCTGCCGTTTTTATCCTTTTTAATCAATCGCTCCATGTACATATTTAATTTCTCAACTTTAAATAGATGTCTTCTTTAAAAGTTGTAAATTATGAAAAAATGGAACGACTTAGGCCTCCTCCGATTACGACCATTCCGTTCAATTTGAATACACTGAGCATTATTGTGATAATCTTCAGTGTACTACTCCTGTTCAAACGCAGCATTGATGTTAAGCAATCGCGTGAACGATCCCGTACGTAAGACACTCACGAGAATCCAGGTACACATCTCGTGACATCAACTCTTTAAACTTACTCTTAGGGATTTTAGTCTCAGCTTTATACAAAGTCTTGAGAGATTTCATGAGCTTCTTACACGTACCCATCTCATCCTTGAGATCTCTATACTTTCCAAAGAATCCACCGGAAGATATTTGGTGAATAAGCACGTGTGCGTGACGGCCCATCATACGATGCGAGCCACCGAGTAACATAAACGTTGCCGCGCTACAACAAGTACCTTCGGCAATAGTTTCGATCTTTACCCTAGACTGTTTGAGAGTATCCATAGCGCTCATACCCGCAAACACGTCTCCTCCATCACTACATATATGAATACGAATAATTGGAGAATAACCCGGAAGTTCGATAGATTTTTTGAGGAGATCAATCTCCAATTTTTTAAACGCTTCGGTGAACTCGAGGATATTTTCACGATCTATATCTCCATAGTAATAAATTTCAGAACCTACCACACGAATACAATCGTACTCTTCTTGCTCGGTGTCGCTGTCAGAGCTCATTTGTTATAGCTCGCATCTTCTTTTTAAGTTTGATGACATCATTCGACTTGAACTTGTTATGAAGTGAAAGATGGTTGATTACGTCAAAATCAGATGGTTCTATGTTATATGATAAAGCCTGCGAGAAATCACCCTTGGTAGCGTATAATTTAATCAATTGTAACTCTTCTATGTTCAATCTATTGCTACTTCGTTCGCGGATATTTTTAAGTTTTTGATATCTCATCTTATAGTTACCATACTTTGTCCAAGTACTACCAGGTTTTATATCGTTTGGTTTTAACAACTTTCCCATATAAAACTTTGGAACGGCTATACCCGCACATATATAGTACGGCATCGTATGCCATTCACCTTTATACATTTCACCATCCAACACGTCGGCTAAAGACAAAGATTCCGATATTTTTACCATATCACACCCCTCAGAGCTTAGATAATTGCCGTTAATAACATCCCTAACATGACCATGTTCATGTATAGTTTGTGAAATATCAAACTTCGTAGGCTTACATAATATGTCTATGATCACATCTTTTGACGATTTAAATTCATCTTTTAAATCGGAAAAATCTAAATAATGATAAAAATCTCGTATATTACCGTTACATTTTTCTGCAGCTACGTATGCTCTTTCATTTGTACTTTCCAGTGATGCAATTTCGTCCGCACTTCTTCTTGGTATGATCAAGAGTTCAAAATTCGGCATGATGTGTATAGAGTTAGATATCACGACGACAGAACCCTTGGTTATTTTAAAATTTTCCGTCGAAACTTTGTCGATCAAGTGTTTATGACCGTATGTATTTTGATCATAGCCGTCTATTATTATGGATATATTCGTATCACCCAAAAAATCGATATACGAATGCTTCTTTTGAAAAAAATCGCTATGAAGTTCTAGACTATTTGTCTTATCCAATACTTGATTCACGATGAAAGTTTTTCCACATCCTATCGACCCACACACGAATACATTTTTACCATCTTTTATGTATTTTTCTAATATGTTAATCTCTTTCTGATGGAGCGTCGGAGGTCTCTCTTTTTTTTGTGGGAGTATTTTAACAAAAGCATCCATGTCAGATGATCTCACTGAACAAGCTTTAGATATTTTTTTGGAAAATGATACACTCAGAAAAAAGGTGGTCGATCCTATAAAGAAACGGGTGTATCCTTATTTCATGTGCTTCATAATCTTTAATATAATTTTATTCGTTATGGTTGCTTACTTAACTCGTCGTCTGAGTCAAATTCTCTAGCGCTTTCTTCTTCAACTTCGGCTTCATCCTCGGCGTATACATCTTCCTGGAACGACCGGAAATCCTTGTTTAATTCTTGTATGAATTGCTCCTCGGATATAAACGTATTTATGGGATGAACTTCCATAATCTCTGGTCTGTTGAAGGGGTATTTCTTACCAGGTGGGAAGGCCTTATCGAACGACATCAGAATTTCGTACGGTATAGATGGTGATTGTTCAATCAAACGATCATATTCCGCGCGCGCAGCCTCTATGACAGCTTTACCATCCTGGTTACGTTCCTCTAAGGGAAGTGAAAGTTCTAAACGTATAGTTCTCGATAACTTACCATATTGTATGGAACTCACCCTGTGACCCTCCATTAATTCATTAATTTTTAAAAATTGCATTATAGTCGCTATTAAACCAGCAATTAAATTTAAAAAACCTATTAAAGCCGGTGCGGATGATCGCATCGACGGCGGAAAAGAACTTTGCGCAAAATTTGCCGTACCTGTGATTGTGGACAAAACTATAACCGGTATAGTAAAACGCATACTCGATTTTTTATAAGTTAAAAAGGCTTGATTGTGCATGTACCTGTAACAAGCAGCAGCTTCACCCCATTTCTGTAAAATTCTCTCTTGTTGACGAGACCAAATCTTGGGTCCTCCTTTTTTCTTTTTGTCCATGACTTATAGTATGCGAAGATAAATTTCCTCATTTATATAAATGAAACAACGAACCAAAAATTCGATAGCATTTTTAGTCATCGTACTACTGATAGTCGTAATCGGATTTCTCATGTCTCGTCCAGCTGAAGTTGTAGAAGTTCCTGTATCCGTTCCAGTAAAGGTTCCATACGAAATTCACAGGGAACCCGAATTCAGAAAACCACCCATAAAACAATACAAACCCGGCTACGTCCAACAGATGGGTGTTCTCGTAGGTGATAATAACGAAACTTTACCCTTATATGGAAAAGAAGTGCGAGGTAGGCGCGATCGTTATCACTATTACACATCTACTCCGGGTGATCAAATATACGCTCTTCCAGTTTCCATGGGTGATAGAGACTGTATGGATGACATAGGTTGTGGCGAGATATATGGCAACGAGAGCGTTAATGTACTCGGTAAAGACTCATCGTTCCAGGCAAAACTGTACAGAACCGATCACTTTTTTTAAATGTGGGTATATATAAATGGTGTCCATCATCAGGGATAAAGCACGTAAAAAGGGTTTACGTTTAACGAAAAATGTAAAGGGTAAACGCGTACCTAAAACAGACAAAGTTCTCAAAAAAGAGATGGAAAAACTCGACGATGGAGTGTTAAAAAATAAAATTCGCGAAACCAAAAAGACTATCAGAATGTGTAAAGGTGTTTTAAACACCCTTACTAAATACAAGGCGCCCATCATGATCAGGCCTGTTAATAAAGGAACTGTATTCACAAAACCCCAAACTATATTTGAAATGCCTAAAAAACCACCCCCTCCACCACCCAAAAAGCCAACCGCAGCTTTAATGAATCAGATAAAAGCCAACATCAAGCGAAGAGGTCTGAGAGAAAAAGCAAATAAAACCTCGATAACCACGGTAGCTTAATATATTACATTATATCAGAATGAACGAGATAGAAGCTGATTCAATGCGCACTCTCGCGAATGCAGTTAAATATGCTAATATGTCTGTCAAGTCAAAGAATAATGCTCAGGTATACGCTAAGGTATCCGAACAAAACGCATTAAAGGTAGCTTACTCTAATGATAAAATAAATGAACTAAATCTAAAAATATTAGATGCGATTGAATACATAAAAAATCCTGAAATAGACTTTGACACGAGTGAAAGATACTTGAAATTGATAGATGATGCTATAGAGCTCATGAAAAAATATCAGGCAGACGCCGAAGAAGCTGCCGAATTAGTAAATTTTTACAAAAACAAAACAACCGTCGAGTATAACGAAAGTGTGTCATCGCACAAAAGAACGTTAGATTACGTAGAATCTATGAAAAATACACTAAACGAATATCAACCCGAAACGTTTTGACATTAATTTTTTAGCTTCTTCTAATGACGGTTTGGACCAGAGTAACCATCTTGACCAAAATCCAGCCGTTTTTACACCATCTTTTGTCCATGTTTCACCCATTCGTCCATGCCTAGAAAGGTATCGGCGCATACGCGAAACATCTTTGTGTTTAGTAAAATCCGAGTACCCCTTACCCCCAAAATTAACCTTTGAACCATCTTCAAACGTAACTCTGAACTTTTTCTCAGGATTTGGACTCCTTCTGAGACGAACTCTCATTATTTTATAAGTAATATAATAATACCACACCATGGCTTCGGCGCTCGCTAGAGGTGGTAGTAATTTAGGCTCGGCATCAAAACTCGGTAAAATAGATATCCCAGCCGGTTCTACGAGATATGGTGGTGGAGCTTATAGACATCCAGATGGTCTCATACGTTTGGGTGATGGATCGGTGTTACCTAAAGGATCTAAACGATTACCTAATAATACATTTGAATTACCAGACGGAACGGTAAGATTTCCTGATGGTTCATCCAAAAGCCTAGATGGAACGTTTAAAATGAGTGACGGTTCATTTAAGTTATCTGACGGCGCACAACTCCCACCGGGTACGAAAAAAGTGAACGGTCGATTCAAGTTCGCCGATGGAACTGATATCCCCGTTACGGCTATAAAAAAAGCCAACGGCAGTTTTAAACTTCCAGATGGAAGTTTTAAAATTACAAAAACAACTGAAGCTAAACTTACAAAAAATATAGACAGTGCAACCAAGGTATCTAAACAGGCAGACAGTGCAAGTGTTGTTGCGAAACAGGCGGATGATTTAGCTTCTAAATCGTTGAAGAACTCAGATGAAATCGGTGGCAAAATCTCTAAAAAAGTCGACGATGCGAGTTCATTGAAAAAGCAAGCTGACGAAGCATCTCTTAAAAAGGGTGGAAAAGACGCGAAAGCTAAACGTAAACAGAAGGATGTCGATGCTGATGCGAAAAAGAAAAAAGATGCCGACGCCGACGCGAAAAAGAAAAACAGTATTAAAAATGACGCGATCATGGCTTTGGTAGCTTTAGCCGGTCTTCTTGGGGGGTTATTCATGGAAGATAGTGACTTCGACGATAAGAGAGAGGAAACAAAAGGATGTGTTAGTTTATGTCTCCCGTCGAATTACGAAGATTATTATTACGGTAAAATACCCAAAGAAGAATTAAAATATAGAACGCTCGACAGTGCGAGAGATGAGTTTCCGAATTTAGAAATCTACGAAGAACAACCTTTTTGTACGGCAGATACAAAAGATTGCTACGAATATTGTAAAGTAAGCTGTTTTAATTTTTTCGCCGAGGAAGATGAACAGTTTAAAAGGGAGCAAGAGCAGGGGCCGGGCAGTGATAAAGATACTGGCGAAGATCCAGATTATACCATATACATGTATTACATAGCGGGTATTTTGATGGCTATCACTTTATTAATAGTGGTAATGAACATGGTTCGATAAAAGTATTTAAAAGAGTATTCTTTCTTTATATACATAATGATTCTTAGTATAGATGTTGGAATCAGAAATTTAGCTATATGTCAATTTAACGAAACATCTAATCTCGTTACTCAATGGGATGTTTCCGGAGTACCTCCCGAACATAGAGATGGTATATATGTTTCGTTAAGAAAACACTTAGATGATAGACCTTGGGTTCTCGAATCGGATATTATTTTAATAGAAAAACAACCCGATCGCAATAAAAAAATGAAAATGGTCGAGCACTTTTTACACGCATATTTTGTGATAAAAGCCCCGAAAGCCGAGACTATAATTTATGACGCGAGATTTAAAATACCGGACGTAGCCGGACCCGGAAAAGCACAATATATGAAACGTAAGAAGGTATCCATAGAAAGGTGCGAAGCATTTTTGCGTAGGGATGACACTAATAAACATTGGATAGAAACCTTCATGAAATCTAAGAAAAAGGATGATTTAGCAGATACTATCATGCAAGCCATAAGTTTCACGAAACGAGTCGAACCAACCGTTACAAAAAAGAAAGCGTCGACGAAGGTTGTACCCAGAAAACCAAACGAAAACCAAAAGAATACACGATATTCTAAGAGTAATCTCGCGTGGATTTATAAAAATAGTCCCGAGTGTGAATGTTTAGAGAATAATAAAAGATTTATGAAAGATCTCAAAAGATATTATAGATCCATAGATGATCTGATTAAAGAAATGGACCGTTGATAATTCAAATGCAAATAAACGTACTCGATCATGGATTTGTACGACTTGTTGACACTATGCCTAGGGAAAACCTTGACAACTCAATTGTTCAGGCCGCTCGGGTCTCTTACGGAGAGGGAACGAAGACTTCTCGCGGAGACGCTGGACTTATTCGATATTTAATGCGTCACTGGCACACGACCCCTTTTGAGATGGTGGAATTTAAATTTCATATTAAAATGCCTATTTATATCGCACGTCAACATCTTCGTCATCGTACCGCGAGTGTGAATGAAATGTCCGCTCGATACTCGATCGTTCCTAAGGAGTATTATAAACCCGACACACTAAGGGGTCAATCTAAGGTAAATCACCAAGGTTCCGAAGGTGAAGTTGACGTAGATGCTCAACTAGCAGAAGCTGGTTCTCATCATCTCGAAAACTCGTTTGATATCTACGAAAAGTTACTCGAAGAGGGTGTTTGTAGAGAGCAGGCCAGGGGAAATCTTCCTCAATCGACATATACCGAATTTTATTGGAAAATAAACCTTCATAATCTCATGCATTATCTTCATTTGCGAATGGATTCTCATGCTCAAAAGGAAATTCAAGAGTATGCCAGGGCGATGTACACTCTCGTAGAACCGCTCGTACCTATTTCTATGAAAGCGTTCATAGATTTCCGAGTAGATGCAATTCAATTAACCGGCCCAGAAATACGAGCTCTCAAACACGGGGAGATCATCAAATCACCCGGAGAGCGCCGAGAATTTGAAGAAAAGTTGGAGCGCTTAGGGCTTAAAGATAAAAATATCAATATAGAGTAAATGTTTGCCATACTCGCCACTCCCCCAGTCGTCATGTCCGCGCAGCAGAAGTTTAAGAAGTTCGGTAAGGACGTAACTGATCAGCGAAAATCTGAACTTTCGAAGATCGGTGACGCGTTTAAGAGCATCGCGGATGAAGAGAAAACAAGGGCAAAGAAGCTCTTTGATGATCACAAAAAGTTTTTTACAGACAAGGATACAGACATGTCAACTACAACAACAAAGAAATCTATCGATTTTTACGAAAAGTAAAGAACACTACAGCAAAAATAAAAAATACACATTCATTGATATAACCATGCTCAATCATGCTTGTAGCCATTATAGTAGCTAACATTGTGTTTTGAACGTTTTGAACTTCCCGCCTTGTTTTCTCCATAGATCGCTTCATGGTTGTTCTCGACTTTTCCAAGTTGAGAACAGCTGAATTAATCTCTCTTATTCTCGTTGGCATCTCCAACGTCGTGGACAGTAACTTACGTACGTCTATAGCATCCTCCACGGTATCTTGAATCATAGGCTCGAGATACTCATAATACGTAAACATGGGGTCTAACGACACACACGTGCCCTCGACCGTTGAAAAGGCTTTAGCTAAATACACGAATGATGTCGGTATAATAAACGGCTTCTTCTGAGCTAAGGATATGAGTATATCGTCGTTTAGTATATCATCTTTCACACTTTTACCGTCCAAAGTTTCCAAATAGTTGAGCGTCGTTTTGAAAAAAAGTTCGATATCGCTCAAATCGGTCGTGGTGGGTGTGATAACTCCCAATCGTATCAATATTTCGACTATACCCTTTGTATCTCGATCTATGATACATACGAACAGGTCTTTAAAACCTTCTCTTAGTTCTTCCGATAAGGGTATCACCAATCCAAAATCGTAGAAAACCAATTTTCCATCAGATGAAAATCCGAGATTACCCGGATGAGGGTCGGCGTGGAAAAACCCCTTGTCCATAGTCTGTATCAAATACGAATTTATAAGTGCTTCGCATATCTTCTTCTTGTTAACATCGGGGTCCGTTATCTCGGTAAGTTTCGTAGACTCGACGTATTCCATCACTATCATATCATTATCAGATAAGCGCCTATACACACCGGGCACCCTTAACCATTCTACCTCCTCCATAGCACGCCTAAACATGGTAGCATCTTCCGCTTCTCGCACATAATCTGTCTCATTCAATAAATATTCCACAGATTCTTTAAGAACATAGTTTGTACTCGTCCCCGTGTCTACGCCTATTTTTTCTAGAAATTCCACTATAGCGAGTATAGTATCCGTATCTTCCTTCATGATTTCATAAATCTCCGGCCTTTTTACTTTTACAACAACATCTGTTCCATCTTTAAGCTTTGCTTTATGAACTTGGCCTATACTAGCAGATTTAAATGGTACATCATCAAATGATTCAAAGTGTTCTAAGTTTACACAAGACATTACATTTTCTATTGGTGGTACATCATCTTGTAAAGATTCTAATTGTTTTATGAAATCTATAGGATACAAATCTGACCGCGCTGAAGCTATTTGACCGAGCTTGATGAACGTTGGGCCGAGGTCTATTAGTCTATCCCGCGTCCAACGACCCAATGATGCTTGGTCTTCAGTCAGAGACTTTCGTATAAGAAACTCACCAGCAAACTTCCATGTTTGATACTTGCGTTTAGATCTTTTGATGGAGTTTGGTGTGACACCTTGTGAAAAACATAGTGCCATTTCTTACTTAATAGAAATAAATTTTATTCTTTAAATTTTTTGAAAAAATATCTCAAAATAATTTTAGATTTTTTTCTTTATAAATTGTAAATGGACATTGACAAAAAAGATGAAACCTGTTATGACGCAAAACCATCCGTGAACTGGAAGTGTATATGGTTCACGTTGGGTTTAGCTGGTGGATATTGGTTCTTACCTAAGAAAAACAAATGGATACTCTTATCCCTGTTGTATTTTCCTTATATACTTTTAGCGTACTATGATCATTGGTACGACTGTAGACGAAACATGGGTCCAACATATTTAGCCATGTTTTATCATTGGGCCAAACCCCAAGATTCAAAACAAATTAACGATTTTAAAAATTGGTGTCCGGAAATACGAAACAAAGTTCTCATGATCGATTTTGTGATATTAATCGGAGGACTTTTACTTCTACCCATGTTCATGAAGTGGAAACCTAAATAATTTTATTTATAGGTTTGATTACCGATAATACATATGAAAACGCGTTGTAAAATTCATCAATCCATGTATGATCATAACGATAAAAAATATATTCGAGTCATCATAGATGACGACTTCTATAAGATAGTCAGACGTAAACAGTCTTTTTCTGAGTATTTTGTTAAAGGTAAAAATTTGGATAACCCCCTGTACGGAAACATTCTCACGATTAAAGTTCCATTCAGATATAACCGCGTGAGTTGTAAGTTCGAGGGTGCACCTGTGCAATCCTTGAAACAGGGCGACTTCGTAGATATCGACGTTGAATACATGGGTGTGTGGAATACGGGTGATTACAGTGGCTACACGTGGAAGTTGAAGTATATAAAGCTTATAGACGAAGTGTTAGATAGATGAGTCTGACCCGATCCGGATACATAATCGGGGAAACTCAAGAAATAAAAAACGCATTAACGGTGCGTCCAATAGTTAATGCAGATTTTGGTGTAGCACCTCCACCATTCAAGGTGTTTAGAAAAGCAAAATCTGGATTATGCGTACCGAGATTTTACGGTGAAGAAAAATTTGGAAAAGCAGCTAAAGATACGAGACCAGAACCTCATAAGATACATGTCAAATTTAAAGGAAAATTACGAGACGAAACTTTCCAAAATGAAGCACTTTCTAAAGCTATTAAAGCAGGTCACGGAATCTTGTCATTACCATGCGGTTTTGGTAAGACGACTGTATCCTTGGCCATAGCTTGCAAACTTGGGTATCGAACCATGATAGTTGTACACAAAGAGTTTTTAGGGAACCAATGGCGTGAACGTATACAACAATTTTGTCCGGGTGCTACCATAGGTGTGGTTCAACAAAATAAAAAGGAACTCGACTGTGATTTCGTCATCGCCATGTTACAATCCCTATCGACAAAAGAATATTCATTCAATGACTTTGAAAGTGTGGGTACACTCATCGTGGATGAAGCGCATCACATATGTGCGAGGGTATTTTCACAATCCCTGTTTAAATTGTGCCCTAAACACGTATACGGATTATCCGCGACTCCACAGAGAAAGGATGGTCTTACCAAAGTTTTACATTGGTTTATGGGACCTACATTTTTTGCGGTTGAACGCGAAAAACAGGATCAAGTAGATGTGTTCCCCATAGAGTTTACAACCGATAGATTTAGTGAACCACCACCGTGTACCCGTTACGGTAAATTATCTTTAGCGACGATGATCACGGAACTCACTGAAATGTCGGATAGAAATCGAATGTTAATGTCGACGATACGAAATGCGGCGAATGGATCTAGACACGTTTTAGTTTTAAGTGATCGTCGGTTTCACTGTGAATATCTACACGAACGATTCAAAGAACGATCGGGGTTATACATGGGTGGTATGAAAGAAGCTGAATTGGCTGAATCGAGTAAAAAAGAGATCATATTCGCGACATTTAGTCAGGCGCATGAAGGGCTCGATATACCAAGTCTCGATACGGTTATTCTCGCAACTCCTAAATCGGATATCGTTCAAAGTATAGGTCGTATCATGCGCGAAACGAAGGGTAAAAAGAACAATCCGCGCATATACGATATAGTCGATCAATGGTCCGTATTTTTTGCGATGTACAATAAACGGCTCAAGGTTTATAAACAGGGTGGATTCAAAATTCCAAATCAAAAAGAAGAAAAACCGAATAACTTTCCCTCGGGAAAATGTCTCATACAAATATAAGAATGGGACGTTGTTCAACTGGACGTGCCACACAAAAATACACCGGAGGGGGAGGTGGGGCTGATTTAAGTTCTATCCTGACGGCGCACGGAGATATGATATATGCAGACTCGAGTGCAGAGGCTGCAAACGTATCTATAGGACAAACAACGGGGCATGTTCTGACTATTATATCACCCGGCGAAGTCGGGTGGCAGGGTGTGTCAGGGGCTTCTGGGCAAGTTGGTACTCTACAACAGGTCACCGTTAACGCCAACACAACCACCGTAACGACACAATTTTTGAATACCGTAACATCTTTAACAGCGAGTGGAAATGTGCTGGTAACTGGTAATGTGACCGCCGACACATTTTATGGTTCTGGTGCGAATCTTACGGACGTTGCACTCTCCACAGATTTAACATCTGTAATAAACGATCTAAGTGATAATTCATCTAGGATTTCGGATATAGAAACGTCTACCGTAGGTGATATGCTATACGCGAGTGCCACGAATACCTTAAGCAAATTAAACATAGGTCAAAGTGGGTATATTTTACAAAGTAACGGTGTTGGGCCAGAATGGATAGCTATGCCAAATACATCCGGATTACCTACACCATATACACAAGGAGATATTTTGTACGCAAATACGACAAATTGTGGATGTACACTAGAAAAACTCCCCATAGGTTCCTCGGGTCAAGTTTTAAAAAGTGATGGATCTAAACCCGTTTGGGGAACTGACATAACGGGAAGTGGAAGTGCGACTAGTGTATGGACAGAAACGGGTGTCAATAATATAATACACTATAGCGCGGGACGCGTAGGTATCAACACATCTACACCAACGGCGGATTTACAAATCGGTTCCAATGTCAGTATCAGTGATACAGACGATAATAAACTCACCGTGACGGGTAATGTAAAAATAAACAGAAATCTAGACGTAGCAGACGAAATTAAAACGTTTGGTCTCGTAACCACACAATTATTTGTTAAGACGGTAGAAGTTACCGCGGAGCGACAAAGTAAAAATGTCACTATTTAAATCTACGCATTATTTAAATGAGCAGTAGTACCATTTTACCTGGTGGACCGTTCTATTACCATTTCGAAGGTAAACGAGACAGGCCAATCATAGAATTTGATCAGTATGGGTATTTTTATAATACATCTTGGTCGTGGCAGGAGCGTGAGAATAGACAACGGGTGGGTCCAAAAGATGATGTTCCTATAGTATGTGATTTCGATGATACTACGATCGCTATAGGTCAACCCGACAGAGTAAACGAAGTGTGGATTTACGAATACACTAAAACATCAAATACATGGTCGAGTCCTACTGTTTTATCCAACCCTGGAACAACTTCCTCGGATTTTGGAAGTGCTTTAAGTATGAATTGGGATGGTAACAGATTGGTTGTGGGGTCACCGGGTGATAACAAATTTTATGTGTATGATAAAGACGCAACTACGGGTTCCTGGTCTTATTATAGTAATGTGATAACAGGAAGCACAACACCTGGTGTAGAATTTGGCAGTTCTGTGAGTATAGCACAAGAATCAAGTGATACTATATGTGTAGGTGCCCCTGGTTCTGCCACTGGCGGTACATCGGTTTTCGTATACGAATACGATTCTATAAATTGTACGTGGTCACAAACTTTTTCTAATAATTCGACTGATGTAGATGTATTAGTTCCATATGACGCCACCCAAACTATCACGATGAATAATAATCTATCTCGATACGGTCACTCAGTATCTATGTCACTCAATGGCGAACATTTCGCGGTTGGTGCACCCGGTTCACAAGAAATAACACAAATTGACCAAACAAACGCAGCGACTGAACCCGCGGGAACAATCACAACTGTAACTAACTACCCAGAAACTTTTGGTAGTGCCGGGGCCGGACGAGACATTGCCGCATCACAGGGGTTCGCGTCTTGGTTTGGATTTTCTATAGGTATGTCCGGAGACGGAACTCGTATAATAGGTGGTTCACCTTTCAGTACGTCATCGAGTGGTGGTGGACAAAGGGGGCTGGTCGAAGTATATGATCATTCGAATGGATCCTGGACAAAAAAAGGATCAACTATGTTTGGTACTACAAATGATCAATATGGATGGTCTGTAGATTTATCTAGAGATGGCGGGACCTGGATTGCTGGTGGTCGATACATGACCGATCCTAGTCGTGGTGGAGTCCAATTCGGTGGCGTGAAGGTATACAAATGGTATATGTCTACGAATGACTGGGTACAGGTAGGTCAAACACTTTACGGTGAAAACGTAGATGATAAATTTGGTTCCTCAGTAGCAATATCTGCGGATGGTAGGCGTATTGCGATTGGTGCTAACTACAACGACGGGGGTGGTAGCAACTCCGGTCATGTACGAATCTATAAATCCATCAACGCTAGTCCAACAAGTTATCAATATCTTACCAAGCTGACCCCGAGCGATAGCCAAAATTATGCGAGGTTTGGCAGGCACCCCGCGGTAGACGGTGACACGATGGTGATCGGGGCTCATAGACACGACGATGGTTCCGCCAATAGTGGAGCTGCATACGTGTTCACACGAAGTATGTCCGGTTGGACGGAGGTTGCCAAGCTGACTTCACCTGATAGTGCGTCGTCGTCGCAGCTAGGGTTCGGCATGAGCACGTCGATCGACGGCGACACGATAGTGATAGGGGCGGGGGGAGAGGATGGCGGGACATCAACAATATGGAACAGAGGGGCTGCGTATGTTTTTACCCGTAATACACCTGGCGATCTCACCTCTGGTTGGACGCAGCGTGCAAAGTTGACCGCAAGCGACGCCGCGATCGGCGACTTTTTTGGTCATGAAGTCAAGATCGACGGTGACACGATTGCAGTCGGTGCGGCATGGCAGGACAATGGTATTGCAAGCAACATTGGGGCTGTGTATATATTTAGCCGCGATACACCCGGTAGCCTCACCTCTGGTTGGACACAGCGTGCAAAGTTGACCCCAAGTGACGGCGCTGCGAGTGACTACTTCAGTTACGAATGCATTTCTCTCGACGGTGACACGATTGCGATCGGTTCGCCATACAACGACGGTGGTGGATCTAACCGCGGGGCCGTGTATATTTTTACCCGTAATACGGCTGGCGATCTCACCTCTGGTTGGACACAGCGTACAAAGTTGCAGTACGGTAATATTAATGACTACTTCGGCTTCGGTGTGGCACTCGAGGGTGATACGTTAGTGATCGGGGCGCCGGACTGGGATCACCACTCGACTACTGACAGTGGACTCGTGTACATATACAAACGCGACACAGCGGGCTCTCTCACATCTAGTTGGTCATATGTAACCCAAATTCGCCCGAATTCGTATTTAACCAACAACCAGTGGCAGATCGCAAGCTATGACTGGTTCGGTGTGGATGTAGCGATCGACGGTGACACGATGGTGGTCGGCGCGTACGGGGACGACGCCGGGCAGGGTCCGGGCCAGGCTGGGGCCGCGTGGATATGGACGCGCAATACACCCGGAGATCGCAACTCCGGCTGGTCGTATAACGCCAAGCTGACTGCAGTCGATGCCGCCGCGGATGACGACTTCGGCAGATTCGTGGCGATCTCTGGTGAAACGATTTTGATCAGTGCGAGGGACAAAAGCTACGAGAGCGGGGCCGCATACGTGTGGCAATCTGCAAAAACTTGGGTTCAGGTAGGTAATGATATTGACGGTGAAGCGGCGAGTGACTATTTTGGTGGTGACGATTGGGCGGGAAAACAGGTATGTATGTCGGACGATGGTCGACGCGTGGCGATCGGTGCACTTATGAACGACGGGGGTGGCACGGACGCCGGTCACGTGCGTGTGTATGAAGAAAGTAATAACTCGTGGTCGCAGTTAGGTGGTGATATAGACGGTGATCTGGCATATGGCTATACCGGTTCGTGTGTGGCTATGGACGCGAATGGTGTACGTGTGGCGGTCGGTGCTTACAACGCGAATTCCGGTAAAGGTAAAGTACGTGTTTACCAGTACGACGCTTCTAAAACGGTGGCAAACGCAAATGGGCCTATTGGTTGGGATAAGATAGGCCAAGACATTACTAACACTAATTCTTATCAAATGAGTACGGTAGCTTTAAATTCTGATGGAACGAAATTAGTGGTAGGACACAGGGACGGGGGCAGCGACACCAATCCCGTCTATTGGTATGAGTGGAATACTAATACAAACACGTGGGACCTGCGTGAACAAGCGCGTCCTGGGTACACTATTAACTCAAATGACTGGGGGGCGAGTCTAGCGATGTCATCGGACGGGAATCGCTTTGCGGTGGGTGTACCACAATACGGTGTGGGTGAAATAGGTGTGTTTACATATACAGCCGCGTATAGCGTCACTACTACTACCAACTATCCTAGTAGATTTATAGGAACAACAAGTGTAGCATCTACATCTACTTGGCAGAATACTTTAGGGAGTGGGGGTATGTATTTCTATAGACAATATAATTATTTGCCACCCGGTGGTAATTATGCGGGTAGTATGACAAATAATACAACGTACGATCCAAATGGTCTCCCCGGGTTTACTCGTGTATTTACACGTGGAACAAATTCCACATGGCAGGGATACGGTACACAATTGGGTCAGGTAATACGCGGAAACAACGTTTGGACCCTCTCGGAACAAAACGCAACGACACTTAATCAAAGTTGGGGTTGGTCTCGGTGTGGGTGGAAAGTAGCCCTATGTAAATCCGATGTGACTGCTTCATATACAGATTCGTTGCGTCTGGCCGTATCTTCACCTGGTCAACCCGGAATTAATAAAACTCTGAGCTATTCCGCACAGAGCGGTGCTGTCGATACGTATAGGTACGATTCGGGATCGGGAACGTGGATTCATGAATCGACGTTACACGGTGATCAGCAGCGAGATGAATACGGTCACAGTATTTCTTTGGATTATACGGGAAATCGTTTAGCTATATCAACCAAGGGTCAAAGAGAAAGCGTACATTACCTAACACCTGGGTATCGTTTAGAAACGAGTAAAGTTTCTGTATTGGAATGGAACAATGATAAATGGTGGGAAGCTACACCTACTATTTATTTAAACGGGAGTACATTTCCGAATAGTGGAGAAAGTTTATCGCGGACCGCTTACGATAGTATAAATGTCGCACTCACTAATGGTAAACACGTTTTTGTCACGTCTCCATTATACGGTAATGTATTTACGCAACACGTGACGTTAACGCAGAATTTTATAGGAAACAGTTTATTCGAAGGATACGTCGCGGCAAATAAATACTACGTGGGCGCGAACGAAGCGGCGGGTAATTCTACAAACACGAAAGGAAATAAAATCATAGAATTTGGTGGATTTTATGGTGACGCCGTATACGAACTCACATCTATCGAAAATAGGGCATACGATTCATACGAATCTAACGAAAGTCCGGCATATCTTGGACGAACGGAAATGCTACTGAGTAAACTTTCGCAACAACGGGGTATAGATGCGATTCGATCTGTAACTCAGGAATATTTAGTGGGAACAGCTCCTACTACCATAGGAGGATCTGTGATTAGAAGAAAAGCATTAGGAACTTCTGGTATTACAAATAGCCGAACGGCTAATGTTCACGTTTCACCAACTACGACGTGGGATAATTTGAGTGATTGGTATGAAAATTTTGAGTTCGATAAATATGATCGAGATACGTCGAGTTTTGGTGTAGATTCGAGAGGAAATGTTGTCATAAATCCAGATTATAGACGTCCATCAATTGTATGGCGTGGCGCCGCCGAATACTACCCGGGTTACAGTTGGCCCTATCTAACTGACTATCCCGACGCCACAGCAGTTGATATTACACAGGGGCAAAATGGTCCCGATGATGGTGTAGATCCAGGCACGTTTTACGGAAATGCAAAATTGGATGTTCGCGGAAATGCTTTAATACGAGATCGTTTAACTCTTGGTAATGATTCATCAAATTTGACGAGTGGATGGGGTCGTGAACCCGCTGGACTATTTATAAACACGACTAACAGTGATAATTTCGATTTCGCACAGCAGCCGTGGAAAATTTATTTAGAAGATTTTTATACGTCGAGAGACGATTCACAAACAAAATTACGAACCGATTATGCTACGATACATGGAACAATGTTTAATGATTCGGATGGTTTTGTTTACGCATACGATGATACTTACAACACCAATCTTGGAGGACAAGAACCCCTCGATCGATCAGCATATGTAGATGCCATTCTCGCACAGGGAAGTAATAATTCGGGTCAGAAAACAGGTATATCTTTTTGGATAAAAATCCCCCGAATTGCTCGTGACAGCGGTTCATCTAATAGATATGGTATACACAGGATGAGCGGTACGTCACGAAATGGTCAGTGGATAACTGGTACAGCCGGTATCGTATGGGCTACCGAACGAGTTTTATGTACTTGGGGTGAAACTACATGGGGTGCGGCAGAATATGGAGGAGCTGTATCGAATTATCCGGGATTTTGGATATGGGTAAATTGGAGAGATTATTTGTATTCAGTATCTAATACAGCACCTTACGGTATTGCGTTTAATCCGTATGATCATACCGGTGCGAACTTATCCCATACCGCTTGGGCGGTGGATGACAACTGGCATCATGTCGTGTTTGAATTACCAGGTGGAAATGGAAGTAACCTTAATAATGCAGTAGTACCCTCAGCTAGCAACGCAGCTATGTATTATGATGGATCTGGTCCTCATCCGGTAGGCACAACAGCTAACAGCGGTGAAAAAATATTTTGGAATCATGGAACTAGAGTAAGGCTCGGTGCCGAAAACTATGTGTTGAGTGAGTTGATGTTGGCTCAATTTAGAATATACATTTCGTGGGGTGTGGCCACCCAGGCCCCTAATGCAAGAGAGTTATATAAGGAAGGATCACCAACTAACAGAATAACTTGTAAGGGATTTGGAAAATTCACAAAAGGTATCTTTGTTGGGGAAGGTATTTTGACTCGATCTGGTATTCAGGATCCTGTTACTGGACTTCATCAGTGGCAATACATTATCAATCGGCATGATGATGGTGATACGAAGGTGACCGGTTCCTATGGTTTCGGAATACGTTTTGTAACTATTTCCAGCACGGGCCAACGCGAACTGACTAAATTATGGCCAAACGGAACGCTTTCACTTGGATACACTGGTATTGGTAGCACCCCCCATCGTTTACTGATTAATGGGAGTGGAGGTGCGTCGGGTGGGTTTAGTACCACTTCCGATGATAGAATTAAGTATAATGAAACTGATATCACAGACCCTCTCGCGTTAATTAATCAACTCAACCCCCAAAAATACGAAAAAATTACCAAGATACCTGAAAAGACAGGTACATGGATTCCTACCGACGAAGAATGGGAAAATGAAAAAGATAACTATACACATTCATTAGAATTTGGTTTTATCGCACAAGATGTCCGCAAAATTCCAGAACTCGCATTTCTCATAAGCGGCGAAGAAACAGCAATAACAGAAACCGAGATCTCACCCGAAGAATACGAGCAATTAGATTTGACCGATAAAGAAAAATGCGTACCATTTTATGTACGATACGATCCTAATAAGGAGGAACGTAAAGAAACCAAAATTAAACATGAAGTATACGTGACATTAAATCGCGAATCTCGAGAAAAATATACTTTAAAATATACATTCCCCGTAAATACACAAACTCCATTATCACTCAACTACACCGGATTATCTGTACTCACTACGGCGGGTCTTCAAAAAGTGGATGCTCAATTACAAACTACGAAAACAGACCTTCAAAATACAAACGAAGATGTGCGTATCGTGAACGAAGAATTACAAACTAAAGTTAACGACACCGAATTTAAATTAGAAAAGGATAAGATCGCAGCACTAGAAACTGATCTTGAAAGAGAAAAATTAAAAACAACAAATTTACAAGAGCGAATATTAGTCATGGAACATGCGTATCACGCTCTATTGGAACGTGTTTCTGACTTGGAGAATCAAACGTAACCCGTGAAGAATATTCACGCGGTACGGTTGTGATATTTACCTCTTAATCGCATCCATCGCAGCGAGCGCGATGACTCCCACGATGAAAAACATGACGACAAAATTACACTCTGTGTTTTCATCGCTGACAGTCGGTTCAATTTTTTTATACTTTACCCGTTCTGGTTCCTTCTGACGTTCCCGCTGGATAGGTAGCGGCTCGTCAAAGTCAATCGGACTGTAGCCTATCATTTATATAGGTTTACAAATTAATTTCGACCTTCTTCTTACGAGTCTTTTTACCCTTGGGCGCGGGCATCTTAACTTCCTTAACATCATCATCTCCATTATCGTCACCGTCCTGTACGGAAACTATATCGGAAATATCGTCATCTTCCTCAATAGTTGTTTGGGGCTGAAGAGATGTCGTACTCATAGGTGGTGCGGGGGGCATCATGATATTACCCATGAGACTGGAAATATCGAGCCCCGGACCCTGCATCTCGTGACGCTCCCCTGGAGCTGCCGCGGGAGAAGAGGAGGTCTCACCCGATTTAGACATGGTATTCTGCACCGCGCTCATCATATTCTGCATGAGACCTGGGTTCTGTTTCATCACATCATTGACATTAGGCATAACCTGTTTGAACATAGAATTCGTGAGGTGGAACATCATCGCGGAACCACCAAGCATCATGATGAGCTTGACCTCTGGTGCGACGTGCATCTTTGTACGGTATTTCACGTAGAGTTCTTCGAATACCTCGTCATAATCATCTACGTTTTCCATAACGTTTTCACTCCAACCATCTAATTGAATCTCAAAAGGATTGTACCTTTTGTTCATGAATTCTAAACCGGTTACACATGCTATGAGCATTCGCCTAGAGAATTTAATAGACTTATCTACGTCTATACTGTACGTTATTCGTTTCACCTCTGTGCGTAACTCGTCTACGGGTGAATAGGCGTTTAATCTCTTATTCACAGCAAACCCCTTCTTTTCTAACCGTCCAAGCTTATTCACGAGATCCGCCTTCTCTTCGTCCACTGTTTTGTACCCAGGAGAAGGTTGCTCTTCTACCTCACCGGGGCCATATTCAAACCCACCACCCATCTGCGGACCCTCATCCTCGTATTCACCGTAATCTATAGGCGGCTCATTCTGTGGAGGTGGGGGTGTATTCGTCTTCGTCGGATTCGCGAACGAATCTATATCCTCTTGGAAGGATACCCGCTTCGTGGGCTGTGGATCAGGAGATAATCTAGATCGATTCATCATCTGAGGTCTAGGGGGTTTGGCGAAATCCAAGCTGATCTCATCTAAAATAGCTTGCTCTTTATCGTCCAATTTCATCACGTTACCCTCATTACGTTCGATAACAATTTCACCGTCCATTATTATCTATATTGAAACTAATCTTTTCTCTTTAACGCACTTTAATAAAAAATGTCAGTACACTATAAATGAAACTCAACTTAGTTGACCGCCAAATTCTGAAGTACATTCTCATCGTCACCGTCGTCGCTGCGGTCGTCATGCTTTTCGCCGCCCCCGCCAAGAGCATGTACCAGCCCAAGCCCGTCAAGATTGAGACTGTGAGCGAGGGTTCCATGTTCGACTTACCCAAGTCGACCGATTGCCTGAACACCAGCCCTTATTCTGGTAGCACCGGTGGTGTTTGCGACAGCCAGAAACTTGTCAAGGATCAGTCCAGCTATAAACTCGTAGAGTAAAAAAATAATTTTTAGTTTATAATTTTTTTAAAAAATTCCAGTTAAATTTTTTTTATTTTTATTTTTAAATTTTAAGTGGAAAAAGATCTAAGTGTATTATAAATGGCTCTTGTCACAGCGCCTCAATACGATATCCCTTCGAACGAGTACGAATTTCACACCGTGATTATCGATACTCTTGATCACAGTAGCGCAACTGATTTCGTATCATTTTTACCAACACCTCTCGAAAATATTGTTCAGGCGCAGTTAATGGCGGCTACCATAACTTCAACTGGAACCGCACAAACAGCTTTTCATATAGGTATTGAAGAACTTAGGAGTTATTTTTCCCAACGTGGCAAAGAAGATTTGAGTACTTCGGCAGATAATCATCTAAACGGTGTATTTGGAACAATTATAGGAAGTCATGTTATATTAGCTGGAAGTGGTACGGCGGGTGCTAAGGTTGTATTATTCAAAAATGATTATCCTATTATTCAATCCTATCATAACCCCATACGAAAGATTGATCGTTTATCTTTTAACATAGACAAACAAAACGGTGATGCAGCCGCAATGAGTTCGGGTATGTTCATATTTAGGTTCACATGTAAGAAAAGAAATCTCGCATAAATTTCAGGGCGTTACATACTTGTGATTTAAAAATACTTTTATAATAGTAAGTATGTCTTCTGGAATAGTACAACTTATAGCTATTGGTGCGCAAGACGAGCACATAATAGGGGAGCCTGAAATTTCGTTTTTCACTTCCACATTCAAAAGGCATTCTAACTTTTCACAGTCCGTCGAAAAACAAACGATACAAGGAGCTGTGAAAGGTAATTCCATGTCGTCTATCAAATTTGATCGAAATGGTGATCTTCTCGGATATACATATTTCACAATTGATGATAACACGCAAGCGGTTGATCTCCAGGATTGGAGTGACGTTATTGATAAGGTCGAGCTGTTAATATCGGGGCAAGTAATCGATGTTCAAGATTCCGAGTTTACGGAGAATATCGCTATAGATATGTATGCACAAAACGTCTCGAAGAGTTCTAACGGTGTACACCCCGGTGCATCTGCTCGGTCATATTTTTACCCTTTACGTTTTTTCTATTGCGAGGGTCCTCAATCGGCTATTCCTCTCGTGGCGTTACAATACAGTAATGTAGAATTACGCATTTATTGGGGTCCAAATGCTGGAAATTATAACGTAGAAGCATACGCTAATTATTATTACTTAGACACCGAAGAGCGCGGTATAATGGCTTCGCGTGCTCACGATATTCTCATAACACAAGTTCAAAAAAGTGTACCATCTGGTGAACTTATCCAGGAGTTAACCTTCAATCACCCGGTGAAATATATCGCATGCGCGAATACGAATATGGAAAGTACACTGACATCCATAGATAATAAGTTAAAAATTAGTATTAATGGCACAGATATTAGCTCGTTTAAATGGGCAAAGCCTCATTTCGTAGATGTACAGAGCTATTATCATACAAACTTTGTCACGTCTCCAGATTGTTTCTTACACTGTTTTTGTTTAAACACCAGTTCCTTACAGCCGTCTGGTTCACTCAACTTTTCGCGCGTCGAGACCGTTGCTATACACAGTGAATCAAAACCTATAATTGATCCAATATATGCCGTGAATTATAACATACTCAGAGTGAACAACGGAATGGCGGGTCTCATGTACGCAAATTAAAATGCACGGTAATATTAAATGCCGAAGAACTTAAGTACCGTCGGTGGTGCCACAGAGCTCCGTTTTGGTAAATTTTGTAGAGAAGATCAGCACGATAACTCCGTCGTCATTAACGCGAGTAACGAGAAAATTGACGCTACGAAAGCGGGTGGTTTTTACCTTACACCTCTCGAAATTTCAACAGTATTTGCGGGTGATGGTACGGATGCGACCACGAACACGTTCGTAGCGTATAATCAGAGTACGAAACAGTTATTCAGAACACAGGTTCCCTTAACATTAGCGGGTATTTCTAGCGCGGGTTCTGGTGCAGAAGGTGATTTAAACGTCAACGGTAATCTCTATGTTACTGGAAATATCACGTCCATAGGGACTGTCGCTAATATTCACGTTACCAACACTCAATTTAAAGATGGTCTCATCGAAGTTGGTACGAATAATACCGACCTCGCAACGTTCGATCTCGGACATATCTATAACAGGCCCGGGACGAACTCCAACGTCGCTGTTTGCTACGATGCTTCTGCTACAGAGCTTATCATCGCGTACACGGATAGTAGCGCCGCGGCTGTAGTTGGAGCTGCATCTAGCCATCAAGTGAATCCCAAATCTAACGAAACGATGAATGTTCACGTGTACGGTAAACTCTATACACAATCTAATGTGGGTGTGGCGAATACCAACCCCTTACACACTCTTTCCGTGAAGGATAAGTGTTTCATCGAGGCGGATGGGCCTCCCGAGACGAGTGTGTTAGATGTTCGTGGTAATACGACGATTGAAGGCGCCATCATCACGAACACGGGTAGTGTCACTAAAAAGACATACAGTGATAAAAATACGATTTCCTCCGGTACGAGTGCCGCGGGTGCAGCACTTACACTTACGTTTACGAGACATCCGTTTTACGCGAAGATTGTAGCGCAACTTATCGATGATATTGATAACGAGGTGAGTACTATGACCATAGATGTAGCGGGTGGCGAACGTGATGGAAACGATCCTCCTCATAATATAGCACCCGGACCTATTTCTATTTTTGGTAACACCAGTACGAATCCGTGGAGTTCTACAGTCGCGGTGACACAGACTACTGTGGTACTTACTCCAAGTACAGGTTTTACCGGTGAGGGTAATTATTCCATTTTCGTCGAATACATTTCACCCGAAATCGCAGGCGCGCTCACGAGTATCAATGGCGTTAACTTTGGGTACTAAAAAAACATATCCATAAATTATAGATGTCGGAGACAAACGTTCAGTTATTTCCGGGCGTTTTCAGAAGTACCGTGGGAGGTGCCAGTCCCGGCTTCTTCTTACATTCAGACGGACGTGTGGGAATAGGTAATACCGCCCCCGGGGATAAACCCACATGGGCTCCTTCGGGTAGTACGGAAAAAAATAAGCTAAACGTCACGGGACATACACATATAACGGGGAGTCTTAATGTTACCGGGCATTTATACGGTGATGGATCGAACCTGACTGGAACCGCTCTACCATGGCAACAGGCAACCTCGAACCCAGGTACGGATATCAAATACGAAGGGGGTAGGGTTGGTATAGGCGGGGAGCCATCTAGTACTAATATACTTAAAGTACACGGAACCGTCGAAGCGACATCCTTCAGTGGTATCCAGGCGTCGGATGTCCCGGATCTCAGTGCCAATAAAATTACGACGGATACCCTAGACGCTGCTCGGATTCCAACACTCAGTACTAGCAAGATCAGCGGTCTAGGAACATTTGCAACTAAAAATGATGGTAATTATAATATCCATGATACCTGGCTTCGTGACAATGGTGACAATGCTCACGTCAAATTATACGGGGGTACGAGACAGATGACCTTTAGAACAGATGGAACTACAGAGTACGCGAGCGGAATTGGTGGCTATCCATTTGCCTGGATGTACGGTGGAGATCATTCAAGTCAACGTAGAATGCTCTTGAATACGAGTGGTCAGCTGTGGTGTTCAAACTACGGCTGGTTACATGATAAATTTGCGGAAAGGCATGGTAACAGTGGTTATAATTTTTCTGCTAATGCATCATATGTACATGAATGGCTCAGATTCAAGAGTTCTGGTGGTATATATTGGGATTCTGGTTCAACTGGGTATGGCTGGCACATTTATCCCGCGGACTCGTCAAGAATGCAACTTAGAGCTAATAGCAACCTGTGTTATCTGCGCTTGAACGGCTCCGGCAACGCCATATATGGTTCTCTTTTCTGGCAAGATTCGGGCGGCTCCAAAGCAGTCGGACTTCTGAATAGCAGCGATCAGACCCGCATGTATTATACGACTCAAAACCAGTCCTACAACAACCACCTTAGCGGGACGTGGTTTTTCCAGGCTGATATGGTTACGAAAAGCATATTCGCCGATGGACTACAGGTCATTGACTATACAAGTGCAGGATCTTTGGCCGACCACCAGCACGATTATTGGACGAATGGGGGATCCATCCTCCCGTGGGCAGGTTACGCAGGTTACGGTAATTCTTACCAATATTGGAGTATAGTGTGCTCATACGGGGTAAAAGCACAGTTTATGACCGTGACCAGTGATGAACGAATCAAAACACAAATTGAAGAATTAGATGATAGCGAGGCTCTAGACAAGTTACGAAAGTTGAAGCCTTGTAAATATCACTATAAGGAACTGTTGCGACAACGACCTGAAAAAACAATTGGTTTTATTGCACAAGAAGTAGAGGAGATATTACCAAATGCCGTAGTAGACTCGACAGGAGTCATCCCAGATTTACAGCGCAAGGGGTTGATAGAAATAATCGACATTGAAGCAAAAAAGCTGAAACTTCAAATGACGGATGTGGGGTATGATTGGCCCGAGGGGGTTGGTTTAAAAGAAGGTGACGTTTTTTCAGCTGGAGAAGAACCCAATAGAACTGTTTGGAAATTTAGAGTGGATACAGTTGTAGACGCAGATGAATTAATTTTTTTAATAACGTGTTTAGATAGTTATACATCAGAATTTAGTGAAATCAAAAACTGGAAACACATGACAGTTATGGGTCACTATGTTAATGATTTTAAGAATCTCGATAAATCTATGATATTCGCCGTAGCCACAGCCGCACTTCAAGAAGTAGATCGCCAGCTTCAAGCTGAAAAAGAGAAAACAAAGAGCCTTGAAGATAGAATGAGTATTTTAGAAGAGATAATATCAAGAAACGGTTTAACCTAGTTATCCACTTATATCTATAAACTTAAAATCTTTATTACGACTTTCCTCCCTATGTATCCAAGTTACTATCACACACTTTGTACCATGTAATACACGATCACTCGTGTGAGGGAATGACTCATTTGATGGAAATACGATCGCGTATCCAGGACTTGGTTTATACGTACATCCCATAAATTGTGTCCCACCGTCGTAAAAGTCGTTGTTTAAATATAATATTACCGAAATTCGACGTTCACCCATGGATAAAAGTGTATTGAAATCTGTACACGCGTCGACATGCCACGGATGTTTATACGGAGTGTCGTATTTTATAATGTTATATCGTTCACGTAAGATTTTAGGTGACCTAAATTTATACATTTTATAATAATAATCGTTACTCTCTGCGAGTATTTGTTCATAAGATCGAACTGTCTTTTTTATTTTTGAGTCTAGCAGTTCGATAATTTCTGAATCCTCATCTATATAACTTTTTACAATGGATTGCTGACCACCGTCTGGCTGGGAACTCACCGCACCGAATGAGGACAAGGCGGAATCCTCTGACGATGAACCTCTAGACCCATGTTTATAAACATACTCTTCAACATATTTTTTTACCTTGACCAGTTCATCATCATTTAATACTTTCATAACTTTGATAAGGTCTTGATTCATTATTATTTAAATAAAGTTACATTTCTTTAGCTCACATAAAATGCAGTACATTTTATCTAAGTTAATATAAATGGTGCAGACGACGAGCCATATATTTTCAGGGAAGGTCGATATCGAGAGTAATCTCTTGGTAGGCTCTTCTCACCTGTTCGTCGATACCTTAAATAATAGAGTAGGTATTACGACAGCCGATCCTGATGCAAGTTTACATGTAAACGGAAATGCATACGTGGAATCGAACGTGGGGGTCGGTTCAAATATCGTCCTCGATGGGGATACAGGGGTAATCACAGCCACAGAGTTTCGGGGTGACGGGAGTAATTTATCAGGTGTACTCACGTCTCTTCAAAATGCAACGGATCAAGGGTCGACATCTAACGCGACGATCCAATTAACAAACGCTGACACGTCACTCGTCGCTTCAGGAAATGTTGTCATCTCCGGAAATGTCACGTCGCTAACATTCATAGGTGATGGTAGTCAACTCACGGGTATAGCCACAAATCTTCAATCTATTACGGATAATGGTAACGTGACATCTAATACGGTCCAATTCACAAATACCGGAACTTCACTTACGGCGAGTGGTACGATCGAAGCCGCAGCCGTACAAGTAAACGGGTTAGATGTGGCCTTGGATCAAGATATGTCGTCTAATGCTGCACGCGTAGCGGCTTTGGAAACGGACTTAGCTTCGAATGTTACGCGCGTGACTAATTTAGAGGCTGCAAATACAGTTCAAGAGTCTCTCATTAATAATCTTCGAACGGATGTGACGAGTAATACCTCGCGAATTTCATCCCTCGAAGCGGATAGGACATCTAATACTGTGCGTATATCATTACTCGAATCCGCTAATATCGTTCAAGAATCTCTTATCGATAACCTTCGAACAGATTTGACCTCGAATACCGGAAGAATAGCGGGTTTAGAAGCGGCGAATACAGTACAGGCAGGTCTCATAACCGCAGTTGAAACGGATCTGGCGGATAATGCGTCGCGAATTTACACACTTGAAACGACTGTGCCCTCAAATACTTCTATAACGGAATTACAAGCTGCAAATACAGTGCAGGCTTCTCTTATTAGTTCACTGGAATCTGCAAATACAGTACAGGGAGGTCTTATAACCGCGCTCGAAACGGATCTGGCGGATAATGTAACTCGTATAGAAACATTAGAAACAGCGAATACCGTACAAGCTTCTCTTATTAGTTCGCTGGAATCTGCAAATACGGTGCAGGGAGGTCTCATAACCGCACTCGAAACAGCTACCCAACATATTTCCGCCACCGCGAGTGGTACAGTGATCAGTTCTAATTTGGATGTCACGGGGAATATATTCATGCGTGGCAATACATTTATCGTTGAATCGGAAACAAAATTAATAAACGATGCCATCATAGGTATAGCAAATAATAACACAACGTCTACTACAGATGTGGGTATTCTCATGCAGCGCCCCACGGCAAATGTAGCTCTCATACACCACGGAGGAACAAATGATTTTACGATTGGATATACACAAAATGATCTCGAGGCAACGGATATAACGAACGATACCACAAATGAAATTAATGTTAATGTACTTGGAAATCTTTATACACAAAATAATCTAACAGTGGGAAATGTCGTGACAGCTTCTGCGTTTGTTGGTGATGGAACGGGTATAACCGGTATAAACTTACAACAAGTCGCCGCCGTGGGTCATACTACGACAACTCCTTTGATAACAACTAATACACTGATAGGTAAAAGAACGGGTGCGTTCGATTCGAAGGGCGATTCGACAGTCGAAGGAGAGGTGTTCGTGGATAACCTGAATGCTGGTGAAATGACGACTCAATCTATATCCGTAGTTTATGACAATAATTCTAGTTTCAGTAGTCCATCAGCACATACTGCTCAAAATCCTATAGCTATTCAGTATTACGGGAGTAACTGGTTAGTATCGTCATATCCCGGTCATATTCAGTTCTCGTCGGGTGAATATTTTAATTTTACTTTTGTGGAAGGACTTACGTATATATTTGATATATCACATACATCTATCCAACCTCAGGCGTCAGGTCCTCACATAGGTTATTTTGGAATAACGGGTGACGATGGATATGGAAATAACTCAATTCCTTATGAGCAAGGTGTTAAAATCGTCGGTACACAGGGTACTTCAGGGGCAGAATTTCGGTGGACGGTTCCGCGGGGTGCATCAACTTTTCAAGGAAGGGGTGCCGGAACTCATCCAGGACCTGGCGTATTTTCTTTTTATACTAAGCCATACGTTGGTACTGGTGGTGCTTCCCCGAGTCAGACATTATGGCGAAGGATATATGTCATACCCAACCCCGATCAACACATTCTCACCGGTCAAACACAAATACACGGAAATCTCTATTCCGATTCAACCATCGTATCGACGAATGTTGAAGCCACCGATACGGTAACTGCGTCTGATCTGGTATCGTCCACACGCGCTCTCATAAGCAATGTCGCGACGATGGGTACGACGAAGACGTTTGTTGTTACAGTATCGAATGCCACTGGTGCTAATAAATACTATATAGACAATGAACTACAGCCTACTATTGAACTACATGAACATCAGACGTATATATTTG